AGGTGCGGAAATCGTGGATTTACCAAGTGGAACACGTGTCATTCCGCATGATAAATCTATTCAGACAGCGTATGCACAGGGACGACAAGACAATCAAAGTAACAGTAATAATTTTAATTTCAGTATTAATATTTATGGTGCAAATATGAAAAATGATGCCGACATGGACGAGTTGGCGGATAAATTAATGCAGAGGATTTATTATCAAATGCAGAAAAGAAGTATTAATATGAATGAGGGGGCGGTATAATGGCTTCGATTTTATCTTTTCTAAATCAGGCGGTGGACAGTCTTATCGGTTCGGGAAGCGGGCTGAATACGGGCTGTAAATTGGTTTTGAGCTGTGCAGGGGAAAGCGTAACTTTTCCCGTGCTGCCGCCTTCTTTCGAGGTCGGTAACGCCTATAATAACAGCACGGTAAATGTAAATTCTTTAGGTGATATTAATATGCTGGGAAAACGCGGATTAACTACAGTGAAATTCTCCAGCTTTTTTCCGGCACAAGCATATAGTGGTATTGTGAACGGTGCACCAGACAGCCCGTACAGTTACGTTGAAAAAATAAATTCTTTTGCACAAAAAGGACAGCCGTGCAAACTTACGATATCCGGCACGAATATAAATCTGAACGTAAGTATCGACAGTTTTGACTATAGTGAAAAAGACGGCACGAGCGATGTATATTTCTCCATATCTTTGCGTGAGTATCGTTACATACTGCCAAACTCGAATAAGCTTAACGATACAACAGGGCTTGCCAGCCGAACGGCGGAGGAGCAGAAAGAAAAAGTAATAAATTGGTATCCGGGTATGGATTTAATGGACGTGGCGGCGCAGAGCGTGGGACAGTTTTTCCCGATAGATGAACAGGACGCAAAACAGTTATCCGTATTTAAAACGCTGGCGAAAACGAAAAATTTAAATGTTGGTTCCGTACTCTATGCAACGAAGCAGTCCGTTAAAATCAGCGATGATACGATTATAAATTTCTAGGGTGATAGTATGCTTATATGTAAATATACGGACCCGCCGCTTACACAGAAAGAACAGCAGGAATTACAACAGAAGAAAAATAACAACGAGCCGTATACTGAACCGTTAAGCGATTTTGACATTACAAATTTTGTAACAAAATGGACGTGGAGCGGCGACAGCGAGCAGGCGGCACGAAAACTTGAGTTTGAAATTGTTTATAATACCGTAGATAAAGACAGCGCATTTACCGCCCTGGATTTAAAAGTGGGCGGGTTTGTCTATTTGTCTTATGCCGAAACGGACGAATCAGAACCGATTGAAATTTTTGAAGGCAGAATATTTTACCGAAAAAGAAATTCCAATACCTTCACATTTTCTTTTACATGTTATGATGATATGGTTTATTTGGCAAAATCGAAAGTGCAAATGCTATTTGATGGTATAACCGTAACGGATGCTATAAAACAAGTATGCGCCGAAATCGGCATAAGTACGGCGGTGGATATGCCGCAGATTAATACCGTGGTCAGTTTCATCGCAGACGGCAAAAGCTGTACAGAAGTTTTCCGTATGTTGTTTGAGTATACCAAAGCTGATACAACAAATAATCCGAATGGCGAAGATTATACGGTAATTTGTTTAAACGGTGATGTAACAGTTATAAAAAAAGGCGAATTGATAGAAGATTATATAGCTACAGATTTAACTGATATTGATAACTCGGAACACTCCGAAAGTATTGAAAGCATGGTAAATCGAATAAAATCGGTTGATGATAACGGCAATATCTGCCAAGTTTTTACGAATAACGATGACGTTACACATTACGGCATGATACAGGATATTTACAGAATGCAACCACCGAAAGAGGGCGAAACGGTCGATAATGTGAAAATGGCAAAGGCAAGACTTAAACGGTTGCAGGACGAAAGTTCGATTAGAGCAATCGGCAATATCCAGTGTATTACCGGATATACGATTGAAGTTCAGGAAGAACAGCTTAAAGGAAAATTTTTTATCAAGAGCGATACGCATAATTTTAGTGGTAATGTGCATACAATGGATTTAACTTTGGAATATATGCCAGATAATCCCCAAATACCAGAAATTGAACAGCAAGATATCGCAACACCAGTATTTAAAAGTAGTAAACGTAAAAAAACTACTGGTGGCGGTAATGGAAGTTTAAAAGTAGATAAAGGACTTGCCACAGGTTTTGACGCTTGGGGAGGTACTACCATGAATAATGGTAGAAATGGTTGTGCTGAGGCTGTTGGTAAAATGGGTAGCTATTACAGTCCATTTTTAGCACAGCAGTGTAATAACGGTATTGTTGGTGTGCCTTCTATGGTGGCAAATGCAGAAAGTGCCGGACTTTTGGAAGATTTTTCTATAGGTAATTTAGAAAAGGGCGATGTTATTGTTTATGGTAATGATGACCATGTAGTAATTTATGATGGTAATGGCGGATATTACGGCAATAGTAGCAGTAAAAACGTTGTGGTACATGGTAGAGATTATAACAGCCTTGATATGACACCAACAAAAATTATAAAAGCAAGCAAAGGGTGATTGAATGAAAAAAACGGAGGACCCGTATAAAGCAATGTTAATGCTTTTTCGTAATGTTGGTGGTAAGGCGGGACTACAATCCACTGTACAAATTGGCACTATTGTAAGTCCACCACCAGAAATAAAAGTGCAATGGAATGGTATGCTACTTGATAAAAAGTGGTTTTATATAGATGATTACTGGTTGCAGGGGCATACAAGGCAGATACGAGGACATATAATTTCTGCTACCCAAAATCGTGGTGGTGGTGGCGGTGATGCTGCTTATGAAAGTCATAACCACGATATCGATAACGATTATACAGCTTCTATTATTTATACTGATACATGGCAAATTGGCGATAAAGTTTTAATGATACCGATTTTTAACCGTAACGGGGCAGGCGGGAACTGTTGTACAGGAAGGCTCTTTATTCAGCACCAATGACGGCAAAAATTTTCTGACCGTGGAAAGAGGGCAAATCGGGCAGGAAGAAACAACCAATATAAGAGCGCAGTCGCAGGATGTCGGCACCTCGTGCAATGTAGATGCCGGAACGATAACAAAAATTCCTGTGAGTATTTACGGAGTATCTGCTGTAACAAATAAAGCGGCGGCATATGACGGATTCGATGAGGAAACGGATGCCGAACTTTTGGAACGTCTGTTATTTAAAGTTAGACAACCGGCAACAAGTGGAAATAAAAACCATTACATTATATGGGCAACAAATGTTGACGGCGTAGGCGGAGTTAAAGTCTTGCCACTTTGGAACGGTAACGGCACCGTAAAGGTAATAATAACGGATGCTGAAAATGAAATAGCAAGTGAAGATTTGATTGCGAAAGTACAAAACTACATTGATGAGCAAAGACCGATAGGTGCGACCGTAACTGTGGTCAGCCCGAAACCGTTGAATATAGATATAAGTTTAAAAGTAACGAAAGGTAGTGGCAATATCGACGGCATTAAAAATGCTGTAAACGATTTTTTTAAAACAACTGCATTTAAAAGTGAATACGTATCTTATGCACAGGTCGGCAAAGTTATATTGGAAAAAGCGGCGACAGGCGTACAAGATTATAGCGATTTGACGCTGAATAATCAGACAGAAAATATCGTGCTTACTGATGAACAGCTTCCGACTGTAGGGCAGGTGAATTTAATTGAGTGATTATATCTGGCTTCGGAAAAGTAAAATAGATATATTACGATATTTACCGTATAAACTACAAAAAGATTACAAATTTTATACTGTAAACACAGCAGAAAGTCGAGAGCATGAAGACATACGCTTGATATTAAATGATTTATTGGACCAGTTATTTATAGATACGGCAACCTGGGGACTTGATTATTTCGAGGAATTTTTAAATATTATCCCAAAATTAAATGACAATTATCAGACGCGCCGTACACGCATAAAAATTTTATTAAATGCGCATGATGTATCTACAATTAAATTCATGACCGATTTAGCAAATAAATTTATTTCGGATAAATCAGCGCAGATAATAGAACACAATTCGGAATACTGGTTTGAAGTGTTTTTTAATATAGACGGGCTTATATCTTTAGGGGATTTAAGAGCGGCTATAGAACTATATAAACCGGCACATTTAGGATTTAAAATTGTTTTTTATATATTGAGTAAAATTTTAACAAGCCATAAGGCAAGTATTACCCAATATGTAAACGCCAACCATAATTTTTGGAATTTAGGCACGGCAGAAAAGACTTATTGGGACGGTGTCTGGTGCTGGGACGGCAGTATTGACTGGTCCGGTATAAAACCGGATGCTAAATACAAAGAAAGACAGTCTCATATTGCGCAGATTTTAACTAAAGTTAATTCTGCATATATTTTTAATACAGGGCAAAGCGCAGATATAACGTATAAAATAACATCTAAGCACAGACTTTTAACAAGCCATAAAGCAGGCAGTATTTATTATGTAGATATAGACTTAAAACAAAACATTGAACACAGGGCATTAAATACAGGTAAAATTAATGCTATGCAGAGCCGAACCACAGGGAACGTAAAAAACCTATGGGACGGCTCTTTTTGTTGGGACGGCAGCCACGCATGGGAAGGCAGCTACACCATGCAAAACACGCATATGGAAAACCTATGCACCTGTTACAGCACAGATAAAAACGGAGTTATGAAGAAAGGAACATTTGAAAGACTATGAGCGATACACAAAATATTAATCCGAAGCAGAGTTTGAGTATAAACGGCGAACCGGTACCGCTGGCAGAATTTAATCAGGATACTTTTTTACAATCCAATAAAAAAACTACAACCGATTACAGAGCGGCATTTGCACAGGCAATCGGAACAACTGGACAGATTGCAAAGATTGTAAAAATGGCATTTGGTATTGCCGGCGAAACGGACGAACAGGGCAATCCTGCGCCGCCGTCTGATAACGGCAACCTAAATAACGTTGTTTTAACGAAAGATATTACCTCTGTAACTTATCCTGTTGAAACTTCTGTTTGTTTTGAAGCAGAAATTGAAGCTGGTGAGTATACTGGTGCAATAAATGAAGTAGCTTTGATAGATGAAGAAGAACAAACTGCTGCTAAAATGCGACTCTTAACAAGTAAAGGTGTAGATGCAGAAAGTGGAGCAATATTTAAATGGACTGTAGAGTTTTGAGGTGATTAGATGAATAGTGAAGAATTAAAAAAAGAATTTGGGTTATTAATGCCAAGTGAGATAAATGGGTTTAAAAGACCAGATGAATCAATACCTAGTAGTAATGATTTCTTTTTAGAAATTCCGCAACTTATTTCAAAGGACCCAGTGCTTTATTCTACAATGAATTTGATTTTTAGTGTAATTTTATCTAATGATAAATTATTAAAGCAATGGCTTGATACATTGCAAAACGTAGTAAATGCTCAAGATTGGCGAGAGGTTACAGATAGTTTGAAAGGTTATATGACCCCAGAACTAAAGAAAAAATTAGATGGTATTGCAATGGGAGCAAACAACTATGTACACCCAGCAAATCACTCTGCCACCATGATTACTCAAGACGCGACACACAGATTTGTAACAGATACAGAAAAAACTACATGGAATGGCAAAGCAAGTACGGCAGTTGTATCTACTACTGCAAACGGTTTAGCTCCAAAGAGAGATGGCAATGCAAGCCATTTTTTAGCTGGAGATGGAACGTGGAAAACTGTAAGCTCTGTAGCAAATGCTACAACTGCTAGTAAATTAGGAACTTCTACAGTAGGAAGTGCTAGTAAACCTATATATCTTAATGCTGGAACAGCAACAGCTTGTAATATTGATTTATCTACGTTAGCACCAAAAGCAAGTCCTGCATTAACAGGAAGTCCTACAGCTCCTACACAAGGAACTTCTGATAATAGTACAAAAATAGCTACAACTGAATTTGTTAGAAACCTCATCAATCAGTTTAAGACAGATGGTACATTAGGCGGTATTGTTGGTGGTAGTTTAACACAAAATGGTTGGGTTAAATATAGTAATGGTCTAATTCTACAATGGGGATTTAATCAGATTATTTACAGAAATATTACTAAAATAACCTTGCCAATAACTTTTGT